TTGAATTATTACTAATCGTTGTGGCAGTCATTGGATCGTGAATGTAATCAGTTATTTTCTTTAAAATTTCTGGTTCATACTGTATGGAAGAGATAACATAAGGATCTACATTTTTATCGATGCACATACAGCGAATATAATACAAACTTTCTTCTGTTGTATTTGGACCTTTATGAAGGCCTAAATAAGGTCTCTTATATTTTTGTTCCCATTTGGTAAGAGAAATTAGAGAATGCTCAAGACGAAGAGTGGTTTCTTTGGTTGTAAAAAACTCTTCCTTTCGTGCATCCCAATATTCATGCGCTGGAATATGTATCTCAAGCATTCTCTACCCTCCTCCGATATTATCCTTTAAAATCAGCAGGAATTACTTTATCCTTTGCTTCTTCTTTTTTCTTAGGAACAACATCATTCACAAATTTAGTAGCTGCATCAGCATCTGTTGCAAGCCTCATATAAATCTGCGAATAAGCATTTGTCTCTGTAAATTCTTTTGTAATTTCGTCGTTCTTAATGAATCTCCTACCATCAGGAGACTTAACACCATAAGCTTTCTTAATCAGATCTTCGAAGATCTCAATCAGTCTTGGTGTATCCTGAGCAGCAACAATTCTATTAATCATTGCAGAAAGACCACCTTCGGTGCCAAACTGCATCTTTGTAATTTCTGCTTCTGTAAAGTTGAAATAGAAATCTTCTGTTCTTGTATTTCCATCAAAGTCGGTGTATGTTTCAGTAATCTTATGCATAAGTTTTAGTCCTCCATAAAATATAAGTGTGGCCTGATACAATTACTCATACCAGGCCAATCTAATTCTTTTAATTACGCTGTCTTCATCATTGTAATAACTTCATCCGGAAGAGGAAGTCTAGCTGCTGCCGTAGCAGAACCATAAAGAACGTCTTCAAGTGCTTTCAGCTTCTCCGCATCAACCTTTGTAGAATCGATCTCAAGCAGGGCTGTAGGCTTCGCATTCTCAATAGCTGTAACCGGAACAGGAGTTGTTGTGAACTCGTAGGAGAATTCAATTCCTTCCGGACTATCGTTAACGGTCTGGTAATCTCTTTCAGAAGGAGATACTGTAGCGTTATAGATCAGGTGAAGCTTGTATCCATGATCCATACCATCAGCGTCATTACCAATTTTCGAACGATAGCAGAAACCGAACGGATTTCTCTTCTGCTGTCCAATAATAACGCCTGTAGTACCACCCTGTGCAGCGCCATCGCAAAGAGCGAATTCATCCGGATATGTATAGCACTTAATTGTGCCACCAAAGTCTTCTGCACCACGAATGGAACCGTACTTAATATTATCGGCATAGAACTTATTCTCATCTGCTCCAGACGGAGAAAGAGTTACACCAGTCATACCATTCCATGCAACACCCTTCGGATAAGCACCGTTAACCTGTGCGTAAAACACACCTCTGTCAGTACCTGTTTCATACAGCTTCTCACCAACAGCGTCCCAAGTAAGTCTCTTAAAAGTATCGGGCATTTAAATTTTCCTCACTTTCTTAAAAAGATAAATCATACGTATCGTTATAAATCCCATCAACCTTATGACTTGAGTCAAATGAACAAAAAGGAAGAGCCTCTGGTAAGATTTCTACCAAAGACTCTTTCGGAGATTTATAGCAATGCGTAATTGTATATTTACCATATTTCATGTAACTTTTATTGTCAGCCGCTTTTGTTTTAACTCCATTAAAGGAATATACAATAGCGGGATATTTAATTTGTGTTCCTGTCGGAGGTTGAAAATAGCAATTCTTCGAACCAAGAACAGCACATAAAATATCATGGAGTTCCGTCCGTGGTCTCATCTTCTTCCCCCTTATACAAGTTACCAAAGGTGAGAGTTAGCCTAGGGTAACCCACTTCAACAGAACTAACTCTCCACTTTGATCCCATGAATTCGACATACAATATATTTTGGAAGCTATCCAGAAGGTAAGGATCTGCAATCACACTCAACTGGTTCGTTACTGCAATATCTCTGTTAATCTGATCAGATAGCTGGTCTCTTTTAGAGATGCGGGGTAAGTCTCCAAAATACTGCCTTATTACTGGCTTGTCTTCCCAAATACCTGGTTCAGTCTCAACTTGATTGCTGAACGCTATATTACCAAACCATTTCATGGATAGCTAACCTCCATTTTGATCACTCAGATCAAGCACCAGCTCCACTAGGAGTTGTTACATCTTTCTCAACAGCAACAAAGGAAACGATATGAGTGAGAGCACCAGAGAATCTAGTCTCAATCAGGCTCTTCAGCTGGTTGAAGTCGATATCAAACTGATCAAACTTCGTGATCTGGCCACCCTTTACAGCACCAACAACATAATCTGCAATGTTGCCATAGATACCAAGCAGCTCCTTCTTCTTACCATCAGAAGTTGTTCTGGTCTTTCCAGCGAACTCCTTCACACGATAAATATTCTTTACGCCAAGAGCCGTTGCAAGCTCAGCTTCAGTATTGTAGATACGACGACCATTCATATCCCTTGCAAGCAACATCGTGTTGAGTGTATTTGGTGTGCAGAAGAAATCAGGAGTGCCTGTTCCTCTATAGTCTTCTGTTGCATGCAGAAGGGTAGAAACCATAGCTTCGGCCATAACGTATTCATCACCGAAATTCGCAGAAGTGTTTGTTCCCTGCAGAGACTTCTTCATGGCAGCAAGATCAATGTCAACGTGCATTGTGTAAAGATCATCATCAGTCCAGATAGGACGGATATGTGTAGGCCAAATCTTGTCCGGATCATCGTCCAGGCGGCCATCACCAATCAGAATTGCACGAGCAATTGTCTCATTAAGCATAAGCTTATCAATGTTATACATAAACTGAACATAATCGAAATCAGTGATATCTACAACATCATCTCTATTCAGAGCATCCTTAACGTAAACAGTCTGAGGATCTGTCGTTCTTCTAAGCAGAGCAGGAGAGCCCGGAAGAGTCTTCTTGTTGCCCTTCTTATAACCCTTTGCCATCAGATTTTCTGCATCACGAATATCAACCTGCGTTGTTCTAACTCGAGCAATAGGGGACTTCGTTACGCCATTAATAACACGGTTTACCCATCCCTGGTCGTTAGTAACAAGCTCAGGAGCACCAGGATTTAACTCCTTGTAATCAGGGAACAGCTTCTCAACAGTGCCAGCCGGGAATCCACTAGACGGAGCGATGTCAGCATGCGCCAGATCAAGATCGTGTTCATTTGCATACATCTTCATTGCGTTCTTAAACGTGCCAACCGTCGGATCCTTAGCGTTCTCAAGGATTTCAGCCTGATCGCCGTGGGAGAGATATGTATCACGCTCGGTATCGCCATCAAATACATTGTGCTTCATAGATTTTTCTCCTTCATTGTTAGAATTTTTAGCCTCAGCAATTGCCTGGTCAACAAGAAAGTCAACAACTTTCTTCTGTTTGTCTGTAAGAGTGTTATAAACATCTTTTACAGTTTCTTCGGATTCCTTCTTATCATCCGGTTCAGATTTAGTATTAAGTTCATCTTTTAAAGAATCAGAATCGGAATGCTTCACAGATTCCTTACTTTCGTCTTCTGTATCTTCTGTTTCCTCATCAGAAGTACCCTTCTTTTTCTTTTCTTCCTCAAGAATCTGACCAACAAGAATTGCAACTGCTTTCTTCTGTTTGTCTGTAAGAGTGTCATAAACATCTTTTACAGTTTCTTCTGAATTGGTATTGGAATTAGTATCCATCTCTTCTCCTTCCTCGTCGGAATGATAGACTTCGAGACCGCCATAACCAACAAAAGAAATAACGGCTTCGTCATCACTCATATCTCCATGCGCCATCACAGAGTCGATAATGGCTCCTTTATTTGCTCCGGCATGAACAAGAGAGACTTCCCTAATCATTCCATGAACAACATCTCCGCCTCGCTGAATCAAATGATTTGCATAAATAGACAACGCACAAATGTCATTGTGTTTAACAACTTCTTTTGCACGTTTTCCACTTTCTGTATTATTGAATGAGCAATAGGCATAGACACCTTCCGGACGATTTTCAAGATCTGCGTGACCAAGTACTTCATCTACCGAATCATGCATATGGTTCCAAACAAGCGGAACCCGAGTCCCATCCTGGTCGGCAAAAGCATCTCTTCTAATTGTTCTTCCATCGGAGCAAAGGATGTCGTTCTTTGTTGCCCAACCAGCAAAATCGTAATTAGCCATTTTGAGCATCTCCTTCACTTACATTGTTTAAACTTGATAAAATTTTATTCGTCGCATCGTCAGCTTTTGTCTGGGCATCTTGGTCGGATCCGTCTTTCGCTTGATTTAAGTTTGGATTACGAAGCTCATCTGCATTCTCTGCTTTCGAAGGCTTCTTACCAATTTCTGCTCTAAGTTCATTCGACGACATAATTTCATTTCTTCTGAACTTATCAGCAATATCAGCAAGCTGACTAACAGGAACTAACTTAAATGGATCTCTAAAATACACAATCGACTGCTTTTGTGCACGAGCTGTTTTGGATAAGAATTTCCTTTTAAACTCATCACAAATAGCATTACAGATAGGCGTGATCGTTGTGTTATAGAAATTAATCATTGCTGCTTCATCGGCAGTTCCATCTATAACAGCTTGTGTTAATCCAAGTTCGTTATATAGCTCAGCTGTTAAGTCTTTGACCTGCTCCCACAAATTATTTTCAAGTGGACGATTTAACTGTGTGATGTGCTCT